CCCCCCCCGTTCCGTTCCCGCCGTTCCCGATCCGTAGCGCCCGGCGCCAAAGACCCTACCAGCCGAAGGGTCTTAGGTTAGCACCTACCAACCGGGCCGGTCGGCAAGTTAGTAAGCACTTACCAACCACCGGCCTTTTCGTACCGTCTAGCTCGCCCTCGCCCTTCCGTGGCCTAGCGCGAAGCGCGTGACTCTCGCTTTTCTCGTACCGTCTAGCTCGGTGGGGGGGTCGAGGCGGCGGGGTGGGGTGGGGAGGGGTATGTACTACTGGCCCGCCGCCTAATATTTCACCGAATCGATCCCTCAGCTTAAGGTAGGCAGCGGAACGATCCCTCAGCTAAATTAGAAGCAGCTAAGTACCTCAGCAGCTAAGTACCCCAGCAGCTAAATATCCAGCATTCTAACGACCCATCAACTACCAACCGAAATCCCTTTACTTTCTCTCTGATCTATAGTACTATCCCCTAATTGAACAGAGGAGCGTAGAATGGCCACTACCAAACCAGCCCCCAAGCCCGAAGAGCAGCCCGAGACCGAAGTGCCGATCAATGTGCCCCCGCCCGAGCCAGCCAAGCCCTTCTACCCATTGGGCGAGGGCAGCGAGCCAATCTGCCCGGAGTAAGACGTGAGCGTCCAAGAGGACAGCCGTAGAGCAGCGCTCTGGGCCCAAGCACAGGCCCAGAGCGCCGCCTACTCTGCCCGTACGACGCAGGTCTACGCCCAGCTAGTCCTCACCCGCCCCGGCAATATTTGGTCCCCCAACAGTCCCGGCTCAGCTGACAGCGGTTCCCCCATCTACGGAGGCAGTTTTGGTCCCGGCACCTTCACAACCAATGGACAGCCAGTCTAAGCAACTCACGGCCTCGGCCACAGAGCAGATGGAGAACGAAGGCCCCATCACGCCCAGCCTCAACGAGGTTGAGGAGAACCTCAACGCTCTTGCTACCGCGCCCAAGCTGCCCGACTACACCAGGACGAAGAACGTCAGGCTCCAGTTCCAGCACGCCTTTGAGCTCATCGGAGGCATTCCCCGCCTTGCCCATTGGGCCCATACCCACCCGACGCAATTCTTTGCCCTCTACAGTAAATTGATCCCCGCGCAGGTTACTGGAGCAGACGGTGGGGCGATCAAAGTCGAGCTCAGCTGGCTAAACGCCCGAGACACGTCAGGTCGTTCTCCCCCACAGATCATCGACGTTGCCCCCACATGAGCCCCGAGGAGCAACCGACCAGCGGGGAGTACGAGCCAGGCCTCATAGCCCGTAAATTACGGCAATACACGTCTCTGGATCCTCAGGAGAGCAGCATCCCCGATATGCTCGTCGAGGGCGTAGCAGGATTCATCCCCGGTATCGGTCAGGCTATGGCCGCCAGAGATATTGAGCGGGGACGCCGCGCCAATGACCCCGTAGAGATGGGCCTAGGCGCAGCCGGCCTCATGCCGTGGGGCAAACTGGGGTCAGTGGTCAAGAAGGTAATTGGCGGGCGACTGGCTAAGAATGCTCCCCATAAGCAGATGGACGAGGTGGAGCAGGCCTTCCACTCCAAGAAACGGACTCCAGCTGAGGAGAAGGAGTTCACCAAGGAGAATTGGCGGACGAAGGGCGTTGAGATGGGCAAAGAGAATCACGCCCCTCCGAAGTTTGAGATAAGCGACAAGGGTTATAAGCTCACGGAGAAGGCGCTCAGAATGGGCGACATCGACGGCAGGCTTTCTGACTACGTCGACCATCCTGAGCTGTTCAAGAATTACCCCCATCTGAGAGACGTTCGTATCTCAGGCGGCTTCGGCGACAAGTGGAACTATGGGGGTGAGTACCGCCATCAGAAGCAGGGCGCTACCTATCTGGACATCCCCGGCGGTATCCCCACATTTCCTGAGATAGACGCGAGTGCCCGTAACGCGGAAACGCTCAGGGGCGTCATACTACACGAGATTCAGCACGCCATTCAGGCCACCGAGGGCTTTGACGCAGGAGCCAATTCCGGTCACATTGCCGACGCCTTACGCAAACTAGACAAGAAGGGTAAGCTCAGCGACATAAAGATTGACGATGTAGCTCTTGAGCGCTACTTCAAGAATCTGGGCGAGCAAGAGGCTCGCATGGTGGACCAGTGGAAGGATCGCGCTGAGGTCGTCAAGAAGCAGATTCCTCCCTCATTCCGTCACGAGACTCCCGACGACTTCATTCTCGCGGAGAATCTGCCAGGCGGGACGAACTACAAGGGCGGTAAGCAGGCCATACGTAAGGGTGGAGACCATAATCTGGAAGCGACGCACGCCACCGGCGGAGCTTACAATCTAATTGATATCCACGGTAAGCCGCACAAAGAGCTATCCAGCCCCAGTTTCGCCATCTGGAATAGTAAGCACGCTGACGGGGTTCCCTTCGCTGGTAAAGATAGCCCCTTGATCGTACCCCGTCCAGGAGCTTTGGACCCTCTTAACCATCCCGGTGAGCTTTACAATCGGGACGCCTACACTCTACGTGGTCGGGACTACGACACTCTGAAGGGTATGCACTACCCGAAGAAGCGTCTGGAGCAGCGATTCGGTGAGTATCCCGTCCGATTGAAGGAGTTTGAGGGTACAACCGGTGACGTAGGCCACGATTTGGCCATCGAATCCTCCCCCAAATTTGGCTCCTTCAAGCAATTTGAGCGGGATCCAAGAGGTGCGAACCTCTTGAAGACAGATGCGGATACTATCAGGGGTGCGCAGGACGATCAGAATGCGTTGATCGGTAAACTTCTGAGGGATCACAGTCGTCCCATGCCCGGCTATCTTACTGTAGGGGAGAACAAGGACTTCGTACGTCAAGCGGCTAAGGCTGGCGATCCGGACGCACAAGAATTTCTGAGAAGTGCGGCCTATATGCCCTCAGAATACGCCGAATTGAAGACCAAGGGGCCGCTAGCATTTACTCCTGAGAAGATAGCTGGTGTAGCTCTACCAACCGACCCTGCAAGCATAGACGTGGCTAAAGCTCTGCGTAACCGCGGCATTCGTACGGAACATTTTGGTCCCTATGACCCCAGTCAAATGGCGGACGTAGTCAAGTATCTCAGCAGCACGAGCGACTAATGCCCAAGATTCACCTCGATTACACGCCGCGGCCGCAATTCCTCCCCTTCCACAACAGGAAGGCCCGATTTGCTGACCTCGTCTGCCATCGACGCAGCGGTAAGACCGTCGCAGCCGTCAACGACCTCCTGATCGGCGCCTTGGAGTGTCCCCATAAGCGCCCGCAATTGGCGTATATCGCCCCCACGTACCAGATGGCCAAGCGTATCGCATGGGAATACGTCAAGCAATACAGCGCCCCGCTGATTGAAGAGAAGCACGAGTCAGAATTGAGGGTTACCCTCAAGAACGAGGCCAAAATCTACCTGTTAGGGTCGGAGAACATCGACGCCCTGCGCGGTATCTACCTGGATGGAGCCGTCCTGGACGAATTCCCCATGATGAGACCCAGTTTGGTCTCTCAGATCATTCTTCCCTGCCTATCCGACCGCCAAGGCTGGCTCGTCAAGATGGGTACTCCCAAGGGTAAGAACCACGCCTACGACTCATATCGTCAATCTGAGGGCGATCCGGCACGATTCGCAATGATGCTGAAGGCGTCTGAGTCGGGGATTATCCCCCCAGACGAGCTTGCGATGTTGAAGAGTCAGATGGACGACTCTGACTACCTTCAGGAGATGGAGTGCTCATTCGACGCCGCCCTCAAAGGTGCGATTTATGGCGCCGAAATGGAGCAGGCGGAGGCTGAGGGCCGTATCAAAGAGTACGCCCTGGACCCGAATCTGCCCCTCGACGTCATCACCGACCTGGGCTACACCGACGATACTGTCCTGATTTTCTTCCAGAAGGGGCCCAGTGGAATACTCGTCCACGAGGTCTATTCAAACAACGAGCAAGAGTGGGATCACTACCTCGATGAGATGGAATCACACGATGTTCGCGACATCTACCTCCCACACGACGCCCGCGCCAAGAATCTCCAGACCGGACGCTCAATTGTTGAGCAAACCATCCGTCGAGGGTTCCGACCCAGGCTCGTCCCCGATCACAAGCTCCGTGACGGAATCAGTTCCGCCAGGAAACTACTCCCATTTACCTACTGGAACAAATCCCTTACTTCAGGGGCCATCGAGGCAATGAAGTCGTACCGTCGAGACTGGGACGAGAAGCTCGGTTGTTACCGTGATCGCCCCGTCCACGACTGGTCCTCCCATATTGCCGATGCATTCCGCTATCTGGGCGTGATCTTCACCAATCTTCAGCCCGCGAAGTCGAAATTGATTCTCCCCGAACGTATGGCCCAAGGCGCTCACTACGAGTTCAGCCTTGAGGACTTGTTTTCACACCGCCACACCAATCCCGCGCTACGGGCTGGAGAATTCTGATGGCCGCCGCTGAGAGCTATACCAAGATCGGATCGCTTGAGGAGGCGGAAGCCCCTGAAGGCGGTACATACCAACGTTGGGTTGGCGAACTCGTCGCTGCGGACAAAGAGATGGAGAAATTCCGTCGCCGTGGTCGCAAAATCGTCAAGGAATTCCGCTCAGAAGCCGCCGAGGTGAGTGGGGTCGACGTCAGTATGGAGCGTCGATACAACCTATTCGCTGCAAACGTCAATATTCTGGCTACGGCACTGATGAATCAGTCGCCCCAACCCAGCGTCGAGCGTGAATTCAAGGACCCATCCGACGATGTGGCTCGCGTAGCCTGCGAAATCCTGGAACGGGCCATTTCGGCTCACAATAACCGCAATTTCTGCACCGCCAACCTTATGAGGCAGGTCGTACAGGACATGCTGGTCCCCGGAGCTGGCGTCTCGTGGCATACGTACCACGCCGACATCGAGCACCGTACCATGGAGGCGCCAAAGAATGTCGAACCCACGCAAGAAACCATTACCGGTGGCCCAGATCCCCTTGGACCTGTCGACACCCACGCCGAGCCGCTGGAGTATGATGAAGTCGTGGGTGAGCAAATTCTGGATGAGTACGTTTACTGGGAGGATCTCATCTGGAGTCCCGCCCGCTGCTTCGAAGAAGTCCGCTGGATCGCGCGGAAAACGTACCTGACGCGCGATCAGCTCGTCAAGCGATTCGGCGCCAAGAAGGGTAAGGCTGTATCCCTGGACTACTCGCCCAAGCGTACCGACAACAGCGTCGAGACCAAGAATATGGTCTTCCAGCAGGCCGTTGTCTACGAAATCTGGGACAAGCCCTCTGAGAAGGTCTACTGGCTCTGCAAGAGCTACGAGGGTCTGCTGGATGAGAAGGATGACTTCCTGGAGTTGGATGACTTCTTCCCCTGCCCGCCGATCCTCATGGCGACTTGCAGCAACGGGCAATATCTCCCCATCCCGGATTACCAGTACGCTAAGGATCAGTACCGAGAGCTGAACGAGATCAATACTCGGATCAGCTTGCTCGTACGGGCTTGCCGGGTCGCGGGCGTGTACGACAAGTCGGCCTCTCAATTGGTCGCTCTCGTCAACAACGCTGCCGAGAATACCATGGTTCCCGTCGACCAGTGGGCGGCCTTCGCTGAGAAGGGCGGAATCAAGGGCGTCGTGGATTGGCTCCCGCTCGACCAGATCATCGCGACCATCGAGCAGTTGACTCGTAACCGTGAGGACGTGAAGAACCAGATTTACGAGATCACGGGCATGTCGGACATCATCCGCGGTCAGTCGAAGGCGTCTGAGACGCTCGGGGCGCAGAAGATCAAGACTCAGTACGCTTCCATGCGGGTCCAGGAGCGCCAGAAGAACGTGGTCCAGTACTGCTCGACGGTATTCAACATTCAAGTCCAGCTGATGCGTAAGCATATGGACATCCAGGAGATCGTGAAGCTATCCCAGGCCATGTTCATGGGTGAAGACCAGGAGTTGATTCAGCAAGCGCTCCAGCTCATCAAGGAACCGGACTTCATATTGCGCGCCCGCGTAGAGAGCGACACCCTCAGCGACATCGACTTCCAGGCCGAGAAGCAAGATCGGATGGAATACATGATGACAATCACGAACTACCTGAAGGAGGTTCTCCCCACGATGCAGGGCGATCCTCTGATGGGCCCGTTCCTCATGCAACTGCTGCAATTCTCTCTGGCCGGCTTCAAGGTTGGTAAGAAATTCGAGGGTGAACTTGATCGCACATTCCGTGCTCTGGAACAGAAGCTCGCCAATCCCGAGCCGCCGCAACCGACGCCTGAAGAGCAGAAGGTACAGGCCGAGATCCAGCTCATGGAGAAGCAGGGAGAGCAAGATGCGAAGCTCGCCCAGCAAGACTTGCAATTCCGTCAGGCTGAGGGTCAGCAGAAGCTCCGCCAATCTGCCCAAGAAGGGCAGCAGAAGATGGCTCTCGTGACCCAGCAGAACCAGATGAAGCTGATGGAGGGACGTCAGGCTAACCAGATGAAGATGGAAACTGCCGGTATCCAAGACCAGATTGAACGGCAGAAGATGTGGCGTCAGCAACAGCAGAGCGCCATTGACTTTGAGGAGAATGCTCGCGGCGCAGTAATGGAGCGTGGGAGGTCCAAGAAGTGAAACGTCGATTTGTCTGGAGCTCTGCGGACGACTGCCTGGTCGAGGTGGGGCTGGACTACGAGCAGCCCACTCGCGATTCTGACTCCGCGTTGTGGAACGACCGCAGTTATGAGGGGCTCAAGGCCACCGACGGTACTGATATATCCTCCCGCGCCAAGCATCGGGAGTATATGCGGCGTAATAACCTCACGACCGCCGACGACTTCACGCAGACGTGGGCGAAGGCCGCAAAGGAGCGTGCTGACTACTATACCGGCAAGAAGGGCACCGTAACCCGCGACGACATCGGACGAGCGATCCATCAGCTCGAGTCCAAGCGAAATAGATAGACTTTTTCCCAAAAATAGGATAAACTCACGCCATGAGCCTCGATACCCCTGACGAAGTTGTAGAACCACTGGAAGTCGAGGAACTCAGCCTCCGAGAGATCATCGAGGACGCTGTCGAAGAGCACGACCCCGATCACGAGTTGGTTCCTGCGTCGGCTGGTACGGAAGAGCCGCAACCGAGCCCTGTCCCGGTTGCCGCTGAGTCCGACACCGCTCCGCTCCCGGCGGTCTCACAGCCGCCGTCTGCAACTCCGGCGCAGGAACCTCCTGCCGCGCCCTCTACCGAGCTGAAAGCTCCGGCGCAATGGAAGCCCGCCGTGCGGGAGAAGTGGAATTCTCTCCCCCGCGAGGTCCAGGAAGAGGTTCTCAGGCGCGAGAGCGATGGAATGCGCCTCATCGGTTCCGTGGGCCCGAAAATCCGTCTTGCGGATGAGGTAGCTGCTCATCTGGCCCCTTTTCAAGAGCAACTGGCTTCGGCGGGCGTTGCCCCCGAAGCTCTACTCAACGATATGTTCACGTCCGTCAAGATGCTGTCCTCGGGCTCTCCCCAGGAACGAGCTGAAGTCGTCGCGAACATAGTACAGTCTTACGGCGTGGACTTGCGTACGTTGGACGCAATCCTGACTCGCCGGATTCAGATGCCTCCTGAAGTATTTGAGGCCCAACAACTTGCTGCTCGGGCGAATGCCGTCCTGCAGCAACAATCCTCGCAGCAGAACCACGAATCAGCCTTGGCCGCAGAACGGGCCTTGGCAGCGTTTGCAGCAGACCCGAAGCATGAGTTCATCGCGGATGTCCGTGACCTGATGGCTGACCTGATAGAGTCTGGGAGGGCCAAAACCCTTGAAGACGCCTACTCGGCAGCCGTATGGGCCAACCAAGATACCCGCAAGATCCTCCTACAAAGGGAAGCCCAATCACGCGCGGCAACAAAGACCAATCGTGCAATTGCGGCCCGTAAGGCATCGTCCTCGGTCAGTGGAGCCCCCGCAGCAGCAGGCGCGGCTCAAGCTGCCCCCGGCAATATGTCCTTGCGCGAGTCCATCGAAGCAGCTTTCGAAGAACACTCATCCCTATAGGAGCCTGACATGGCATTCCCATCAGTCACTGACATCGTCGCCACGACGATTCAGAATCGTTCGCGAGCAATCGCGGACAACGTCACAAAGAACAACGCGCTGAGCATGAAGCTCAACCAGCGCGGCAACGTCAAGTCGTTCAGTGGCGGCAATACGATCATGCAAGAGCTGTCCTTTGCCCAGAACGGCAACGGCGGCTGGTACAGCGGCTACGACCTCCTGCCGGTCGCGGCGCAAGACGTCATCAGCGCAGCCGAGTACGCCATCAAGCAGCTGGCGTGCCCGGTCATCATGTCGGGCCTGGAGCAACTCCAGAATGCCGGGCGTGAGCAGATGATCGACCTGCTGGAGGGTCGGATCAACGTGGCCGAGGCCACGATGGCCAACCTGATGGCCGGCGGGCTGTACTCCGACGGCACCGGCTCGGGCGGCAAGGAACTGACCGGCCTCAACGCCGCCGTTCCGACCAACCCGCTGATCGGCGTCTACGGTGGCATCGACCGCGCTACCTGGGCGTTCTGGCGCTCGCAGCTGTTCTCGTCGGCGGACCTGTCGGTTCCCGGCGTCATGACGGCGGCGAACATCCAAGAGGCGTGCAACGGCCTCTGGGCTGAGCTCGTCCGCGGCAGCGACCGTCCCGACCTGATCGTGTTCGACAATCAGTTCTGGATGATGTACCTGGCGTCCCTGCAAGCGCAGCAGCGCTTCACGGGCACGGAAACCGGCAAGCTCGGCTTCCCGACGCTGAAGTACATGGACGCTGACGTCGTCCTGGACGGCGGTATCGGTGGCTTCTGCCCGCCCAAGACCGGCTTCTTCCTCAACACCAAGTACATCTTCCTTCGCCCGCACTCGGCGCGTAACATGGTTCCGCTGTCGCCCAACCGGCGCTACGCGATCAACCAGGACGCCGAAGTTCAGATTCTGGGCTGGGCGGGTAACTTGACGGCATCGGGCAGCCAGTTCCAGGGCCGTCTGGTCTCGACGTAACCTGTCTGGGGCCGGGGGGCAACTCCCGGCTCTTTTTGAGGAGAAGCGCATGGCTGCATCAAACATGGCGGGTACACCAGCCGCCAATCCTACGCTCGGGGCAGCAGTCCTGATGTCCCCGTTCTCTGGCCCCAAGGGGTCGCCGTTCGACGCGAAGGTGTACCCGTCGAACATCTACCAGCCCAAGTTGTCCGACTTGGTTCCGAATCTGACCGACGTCTCCACGGGCGCGCTGAGCACCGGCATCGGCTACGGCCTCAATACCAAGGTGCCCGGCATTTCGCCCCCGTTGTTCTCCGCAGCCATCCCGGCGACGGTGGACAACTTCACCGACGACTACCAACCCGGCGTATCATTGCCGAGCGTAGTGGCTGCTCCCGACGCCCGGTTGCTCGCTATCGGCGGCGGTCGCAGTACGGCCAATACGCTGACGGCCCCGACGACGCCCAATCCCTACGCTGTACAGCCGCTGCTTGGCTGGGGTAATGGAGGCAGTCGCGACGGTGGGGCAGGCCCGGCGTTCACTGGCTTCGGTACCAAGCTCGTTACGGCAGTCGCTCCCGTTGCTAACGGCGCGGCCATCGAAGCGGGTTGGACGAACCGTTCCGGCGTCCAGCTCGAAACGGGCAACTCGCAATTCGGCTCATCCACGACGGCTTCCGCCGCCATCACCTAAGAGGTACTGTATGGAACTCGCCCCGACTGACTGGTCATCCGTTCCCGACGCCGTTCAAGAGACGGATGCGCGCTTCGCGATGGACAACAAGCTCCACGTCCGTTTCTACACGCGCCCGATGCTCCAAGGAACGCTGTCCAAGGAAGCGGGGCGACCCATCTACGCTGACGTCGAGCACGTCAACATCCTGACCCCCGGCGACAAGCTCTCGATCATCGACCGCGTGGCCAGCGAGGACGACAAGCGTCGGTTTGCTGACCACTACGCCAAGTTCCGCGCCGGCAAGGGTGACGAGATCATCGGTACGCCGCTCCAGGCTGTACCCTGGATGACCCGGTCGAAGGTGGAGGAGTACAAGTTCTTCGGTATCCATACCGTCGAGCAGCTGGCCAACGCCAACGACAACGTCGGCCAGAAATTCCCCGGCTTCCACGCCGACCGTACCAAGTCACTGGCTTTCCTGGAGGCGACATCCGGCACGAACACCCGTATCAAGGAGCTGGAGGAGCAGGTAGCCGCTCTGATGGCGACGAAGCCGAAGTTGGAAGTCGAAGTCCAGGCCGTCGCCAAGAAGTGAACAACGGAGCCGTTCTGAACGCGGCGGGTCGAGTCCTGATGGACTCGACCAACGCTGCGCCCGCGACTTACAACGCAGGATTGGCGTATTCCGCCACCGGCGCGATCAAGATAACTGGCTCCAACCCTGACCTGCATAACGCGGGATGGGCCGTTGGCGGCGTACCGCAGGCTTTGAAGGTCATTACGTCTGAGGTCGCGGTTCCCGTCCAATTCAACGCGGGTAAGGGGATGCAGTTTCAGGGCGCGATGATCGTCAACGAGACTCTCCCCATTGCCCGGTACGTATCAGGATGGCCGATGGCGGCGAATGGTACGGTCTGCGCGGCTATTACTGCTGCGGCTACCAACGCCTTCAGTAACGGTTTCGACACCGGATTCGACTAATGGCCATTAAGACGACAGCGCAACTGATCGCGGAGATAGCGGCGCTGTTTCCGGACAACAATACGGAGCTCATCACTCCCGCAGCCGTTCGCCTCTCCCTGGGGAATATCGTAGACAGTATGACTCCGTCATTCGGGGCGTTGCGCGGAGTAACTCCTGTAGTAGCGGCGCTAACTACTGTCCCCGTCCAGCTCAACATATTCGATACGGTTATCGTCAGTACCCCCGGTCAATTGGTCGCGAGCGCTGTTGCGGACAATATTATCACGGTAGTTGGTAACATCGTCCAGTTCAGCTTTACGATCAGCATGGCGGGGGCCAATAACTCAGACGTACAGGTAGAGTTGCGTCGTAACGGCGTTGCTACGGGATGGTTGGCTCTACAGACTACTCTCGGCGCAGCTAATCGAGTTGTTATGACCTTGGCTGGCTATACCGTAGCTGGGTCTGGAGACATTTACACTCTGTGGGGTAGCGTATTGGCTGGGGCGGATAACGTCACCATGTCGGCCAGCGCTTTTATCATGCAACGCGTTCAGCAGTAGGAGCAAGTATGCCCGCAGCCCCAGGCGCTACCCTGCTTGAAGTCGTCAATACCGTAGCCAAATCGGTAGGTCACCCCTCGACTACTTCTGTACCCGGCTCTCAGGACGAGGCTATCCTGCGACTGGGCTTCTACGCCAATCTCGCGTGCACCGAGCTTCTATACATGTGCAATTGGCAAGAACTCAGTCAATCGGTTGAGTTGCTGATCTCCGGTACTCCGCTGGAGCGGGAGAAGGCATTTAATCTGCCCGTAGACTTCGGAGCAATGACGGACGATACACAGTGGAACCGCTCGACCCAGCTCCCCGCTATCGGCCCCATCAACGCTCAGGATTGGCAGTGGCTTGTCGTACGTGACGCGATGGTCACGACCCGCTTCATGTGGCGTATCCGCGGCAATCTGCTCTGGGTCAAGTCTCCCCCGGTAGACCCTCAGCCCCTGTCGTTTGAGTACCTATCCAAGTACTGGGCGCGGGATGGGAATACTGACGCTGGTATGGACGCGATGGTGGCCAATAATGACTACCACGTCTACCCGCCTCAGTTGGTCGTCCTCTATACTCGTGTGAAGTGGTTCGAGAATGAGGGCTACGACGCTTCTGCGGCAATGGTAGACTTCCAGAAAGCGTTTAACTGGTACTCCGGTATTGATAAAGGCGCCACCGCCTTGTCGCTGGTACCGGGCGTAGGCTACCCGTACATCAACGCGATTCGTAACATCCCTGATACTGGCTATGGCTCTGCGTACTAGCGCCGTCCGCAAAGCAGTACAGCAACAGACCCGATTCGCTATGCCTATCGGCGGGCTGAACTACGTCAACGATACCATGTCCTTCCCCGACACGGATGCCTACGTGTTGGATAACGCCATTCCTCGCACGTTCGGCCTGGAGATTCGTAAAGGTTGGCGGTATTGGGTTCCTGAGGTCAGCAAGTTCTCCGGGGCTGTCCGCTCTATCCTCGTCCACAACGACGAGATTGATATCTACTCGGCTCTTTTCGCGTCCCCTGCGAGCGACGGTAACATATACGACATCACGACTCAGGGCGCGATCCCCGTTCTGGGCCTTACGCCCTCCACTCCCTCGGACGTACCTGGGGAGTGGTATTCGTGCAACTTCACGAATGAGGCCGGAAACGTAATGTGCGTAGTCAGCGCTGGCGCGGGCTACTACACGTACAGCGTAGACGATCTGGGGGTGAAGACTTGGTCGGAGAAGGTCATCGGCGCAGGGGCAGGATTCATTCAATTTCCCCCCGGCGATACAACGACCACTAAGGACTTCTGCTTCATATGGGTGTGGAAGAACCGCATCTGGTTCCTGAAGAAGAATTCCTCAGTGGCCTACTACTTGCCCCTTCTCTCCTTGACGGGGCTGGTCACCGCCTTCGACTTTGGTCAGCAGCTTTCTCGCGGTGGAGCGCTGGCGTTCGGCGCTAACTGGACGTACGATGCTGGCAACGGTATCGACGACAGCTTTGTCGTAGTCTCAGAGCAGGGCGAAGTGCTGATTTACCAGGGTACTGACCCGGATCAGGCTGCGGAGTTCCAGATCAAGGGTCGGTGGTACATGGGTCGTCCCCCGTATGGTCGCCGGGGCTTCTGTGAGAATGGGGGTGATCTATTCTTCCTGAGTGAATACGGTCTGGTACGCGCCAGCGACCTCGTATCAGGCCGTTTGAATACCACCGACATGACGGGCGGGCCGGGATTCAAGATTAACCCCATGCTCTCCACTCGGGTGTCCCAGTTCAATAACAATTTGTACTGGTCCCTGACGCCGTACCCCACTGAGGAGATTATCGTCATGGGTACGCCGATCCTCACCGAAATTGAGGATTTGCGGATTCATTTGGTTATGAACGTCATCAATAGCGCTTGGTGCACCATAAGTCAATTCCCCATCCTGAGCGCGAAGCTCTGGCGTGGAAAGTTCATTTTTGGCTCTGAACTCGGGGAAGTGGCTCAGGGCTTTGTCGGAGCGGCTGACGGAGTATCTGCCGACGGTACGCTGGCGGGCGATCCCGTAACCGCTCGCTTCCAGACTGGCTTCAACGCTTACAACGCTCCCAATTTCAACAAGCGGATGCTGCGTATTAAGCTGTACGGCTTGGCC